ACAGGTTCTACAGAATTAGCTGCTCAAGGTTTTACCCACATTGTAGAAATATCTAGAAACGCAAGAGCTGATCTTCAAGCTACTGGAGATCTATTCGCTAAAATTACTTTTGCTACACAAGAGATGGGATTATCTCTAGATGATGTTGCAAAAGCTACACAAACAGTTGCGAACACATTTGCGATTGCAGGTGCTGATACAATTGCAACAGCTAACGCTTCTAGACAATTAGCACAAGGTTTAGCCTCAGGTACTTTAAGAGGTGATGAACTTAATTCAGTTATGGAGCAAAACGAAATACTTGCTCATTTATTAGCTAAAGGTTTAGGTGTTTCTGTAGGTAAATTAAGAGATATGGGAGCTCAAGGTCAAATTACGGCTAAAAAAATAATGCCTATTTTAATTGATGCATTTGATGAAACAAATGAAACTGTTAAAGGTATGTCAATTACAATAGGGCAATCTGTTACAATTTTAAGAAATAAATTTACAGAAGTCATTGGAGAAGGTTCTAAACTTGCACCGGTAAATAAAATTATAGCTGAATCAGTTGTTTTACTTGCAGATAATTTAGAAAAAATATTAATACCTGTATTAAGTATATTAGCTGTTAAATCTATACCTGCAACTATAAAAGCTTTTACAGCTTTAAACGTGGTTATAAGAGCAAATCCTTTTGTTGCTTTAGCTACGACTCTTGTTACAGTCATAGGTTTGTTTGGTTTATATAATCAAAAAGTTGATGAAACAGTTAAAAAAAATGCAGAACAAATACGAGCAGAAATAGATCTAAACAAAATAAGAATTAAAAATCATGAAGAAAGCATTAAAATGTCAGAA